CTAAGGTCTGATCGCCGCCTGGGCTGCTACTTAAACTGTCGATGTAGCCTGCTTCTTGGCGGCGACGGTAACAGAACTGGTTGCCAGCAGATACAGCCTGTGTGATGAGTGTGTAATCGTCCGATGGGTTTGTAATAACTACGCCTAGGTAGGTGACTAGCTGCGCGGCAGTAACCCATGTGCAGGTCAGCGTGTAACTGACTGTGCCGGGGCTTGCGATGCGCTCGACGTTGTCAGCGGTTTTTGCATACAGAACTTGGTTAGCGATTGGCTCGTCAATGTCGTACAGCAAATCGCCTTCGGTGTCTGTGCCTACATAGCGGTATTGAGGTAATGCGCGGACTGTGTATGTGCCGTTAAATGTGGCATCTACGCCGCTGACTGTTATTGACTCGCCGACTGCAATTTCTGTGGGGGTTAGTAATTGCAGTACGGCGTAGTCATCTAACAGATACTTAAATGTGACGCTGTATGTAGCCATGAGCGGATGCTCCGCTTTCGACTAGGCGTAGGTAATTTTTTGTGCGAGTGTTGCCTTCGCCTGAAAGAACGAGCTGTAGCCATAGTACGAGAATGTCCTTGACAAAGTGCCAGGATTCTCGACTGACATGAGGCCACGGATTTGCTCGTAGTACTCCGATGCTGGTGCATGGAACACGACCATTGTCTTTGCTGCGACGTTGCTGTCAACGATGATCTGCAAGCCCAATGGGTTTGTGGTTGACCAGTTGGTGACATTGCCTGCGCCAAGCGTGTTGTAGCCGCCGAGACCCGGGGTTCCCACCATCGGGAACAAAGGTCGCTTGTCCGCGTCCACGGTGCTGCCCAATTTCGCCCATGCGTCTGCGCCCATCAGGATGTGAGTTGGGAACAAGTTTGTGCCGTTGCTGATGTCGCGTGCTGCACCGTACAAGAACAAGATCAAGTCCTGTGCTGTGCCGTCCCATTGTCCGATTGTGGTGGATGCAGTTACTTGAGCGTCAACAGCGAAATTATCGGTAACGATCATGAACTGTCCCATTAAGTCTTGCAATACCTGTTGCATCGCGGCTGGCGAAGTGAAGTCAATGTCCTGTACTGACAGTGTTACTTGGCCTGCAAAGGTTTTCTTTGTGACCGAGTTTGCTGCGATAACCATTGTGCGAGCTGCTGCTGCACCGAACTCTACTGCACCTGTTTGTTCTGCTACTTCAGTGTGTGTCGTAATTGTTGGTCGGATAAATGTTTTTGACTGTCCGCCGTCTGGATATGCGCGTGCGCCGATCGCGGTAACGAATGGTCGAATGTAGTTGATGTCTTGGAACACTGGGCCGAGTACAGGAATTGGCAAGAGACCAGGTGTGTCGGTCGTTGCAATGTCACCTGCGGCTGCTTCCAAAATGCTGCGCTTTGCTTTTTGTGCTTCAAGGAACGCGCCGTTTACTTTTGCAAACGTGTCGCCACCGATGTGGTAGGCAGCCAAGTACTCGCCTGCGGATGGCATGCGGAACTCGCGCTTAGGTTGTGCTGGAATTGCAGCGGTAGGAATTGTGGCCTCGACTGCTGGGGTCTCTACTTCTGACATGGGTTCTGTCTCCTCTGTGGGTTCTTGTAATTCATTATTGTCGGTCTCTTCGGGTTCGTGGTGGATACTGGCAGCAATATCTGTAATGACTGCTCCTGCAAACGCTGGCACTGGAACCATTGACAACTCAATCCAGTCGGCAGCCAGGACGGTAATCGAGCCGTCTTTGTTTGCTCGGGTCTTTGTTGGGTTTACGCCAACAGATACCGAGTCCAGCACACCGTCAAGGGCCAGCTGCAAAGCCTCGTCGCCAGCAGCGGTCTTGCTGATCTTGGCGGTAAACATCATGCCTTCTTCATCGTCGTAACGGGCCGTGACAATGCCGATGGCGCTGTCAGCCGAATGATTGAGATATAGACGGGGTGCTTTGCCATCAACTGGCAAGCTGCCGCGCTCAAAAATAACCTCTGTGCCATCGGAGACTGTGGCGGCGACACCGTACGGTACGGCGATGCCTGTGATCGTCCTGGTAGGTGTGCCGTCTGGGGCGGCTGCGTCAATGCTGACACTGGTGGCTGTAAATCTAATCATAGTTTGCGATCTCCTCTTGCGTGTTTTCTGCTATTGGTGTTTCCATTTTGTCTGCCAAATAATTCTCTTCAAGGTATGACTCGTAATCAAAAGCAACATATGTGCCGTTAGGTAGCACGTTGTTCATTGACAATGTTTCTGCTATTGCGTCGGCGTAAAGTTTCACACCAAAAAACAGCAAATCCATGCGCGCCTGTTGTGATGACTGGTACGAGTATGAGCCGGTCGATACGCCGATTAGGTATGGCGGCACGTTGCCGATCCGTCCACCAGTTTCTAGTGCGCTGTAGTTTGCTGACTCGATAAGCAGCATTTTGTCTGGTGACATTGTTGTCGGCTCGTAAGATAAAAACTCGTTTAGCGCCGCAGTCTGATTGGTTGCTCGAGCAGCATTAAACGCGGACGCAAGATCGGCAAGTTCTTGTGCGCTTAAGGGTTCGCCACCCGTCTGCTTCAGGACTCCCGCAGGAATGCTTGAGGAGGCATTCCGCGCCCTTGCTTCTTGAATTTTTAGCGCGGTCTCAATTGCGGCCTGCGATGAATAGACCATGCCTTGTGTTGGCGACAAGAATTGCACCAAGTTGTTTGGGTCTAGCATGCCGCCTTGAAAATAAACTTCTTTTGATGGTGCGAACCACACAGGGCCAGCCATGTCTTGTGTTGTAACTGACCCGGCAGGTAGTCGAGTAAAGGATGCTGGAAAGCCGTCAGCGGTTCGTGATGTGATGTACCAAAACGCGCGCCCATAAAAGTACAAGTCGTCAAACGTCCACGACATAAGAAAGTTGTATGGCACAGTTGGGTCTGGGCGACGCAGCCATGTGCGCGGCGCAATATAGACGCGTTCCATTTCTTCGCCGTTCCACATTTCGTTATACATCTTGAGTGGCATGCAACCAATAACCGATGCCAGTAAGTCGCGGCTTCTTGACAAGGCAGGGATGGACACTGCCGCCGCACGCAGTTGGCCCTCTTGGTAGGTGTAATACTGACCGATCATGTTCACGCCAGCAGCGTTAGATGTGTAACCACCAGCAGCTGCCGCTTTAGCAGGCGCTGGACTGATGGCGGCCTTGCTTACTTTGCGGTCAAATAATCCCATGCCACAACATTACAGATGGAAGCGCTGTGATGGTGGCACTCGATCGGCCTATCAGTTCCCGACGAAAGGCTAGGTACATCGACCGAGTGCCGAGGGTATGTTACTGATTTACAGTGACCAGCATGGGCTTACCTGACACAGATGGACGTGAGCAAAGTGCTGCTGCCCAGATCATGCACCTGCACAACTCGATTGGCCCTGGACTCCGCTGCGAGCTGACTGCGACCGAGCCTTGGCTTCTGACCGCGACCGCGCGCTGGACATGCTCAGCAAGTTGGGTTGAGCCGTCATGTAGCAGCATTTTTTCTGCTATTAGGTTTCTTACTGTGGGGGTGTATTTCAGTATTTCGCCGTAGCCGACAATGACCTTTTTGGTCTCTAGGTGTCTAGGCCACTGGATGTCAATGCTGGGAGAGATAGCAAACTTGCAGCCGTCGGCAGTAAGCCGATCAACCTCAAGCAAGAGAGCAGCAAAACTGTCCACGACAAAAGCGACGGTGACGACAATGCGGCGATCAGGCAGGCTTACGGCGCGCAGGCCAAAGTATCGGCTGTCGTCCATGCTGGTCTCGATGGCAACAATGCCGCCTCTGGGTATGTCGCCTTCATGCTCAAGCGCAGGCCAGACACCCGGCGGAATCCAGCCGCGATCAGATGCCACCCACAGGTTTACTGATGCGCGTAAGAATTGGGCGCGGTCAGGGTTCTGCGACTCGGCCTCAATCGTTGACAATTCCAACGTGTGACCAAGCGCAGGGTTGCCGTAAGCCCAGGCGGCAGGGTTCATTGGGTCAAGGTCTGGCGGTGGCGACCACTCGGCAAAGTACAGCGACGATCGCTCGCCGCGATCTATGGCGCGCAGACCCTGTTCACGCCAACGCAAAAATGCGGTACTGGCTTCCGTCCCAGCAGTTGACCAGCAACTAAGCAGCGGCGTCGATAGCGAGCTGCGACATGTCCCAGATTTCGTCTGCCACGATTAGATCGTTGCTTGTGCCGTGACCGACCGATGGCTTTGCGGCCCTGACTGTCCACTTGCTGCCGTCTGGCATCGTGACCGAGTTACGCCCATAGGCCTTGACACAGGATGCACCAAAGCGCGCCTCAAGCACTGGGGCGATCTCATCAAACAACGTAATCGCCAAGTCAAGTCGGTTTGCCGTTGTTAGCACCGTCTGTTTCTTGCCCCGTATTTTTGGCATCTCTGTGAGCCACCAGCCAACCAAACTACCTAGAGCAACGGTCTTGCCGTTCTGTCGGGCCGTAGAAACGAGGCTTGTCCGATGCAGCAACTCACCCTGCTCATCAAAAGCCAGCTGACCGTCAAGCGCGCGCACCTGCCAAGGCATAAGCGTTATGCCTAGATGCTGTTCTGCCCATCCCTGCACATCGCTCCCATACGACCCGGCAGCATTAGTGACAGTCGTTTCCAGTCGAGGCCAGTCATGGCTGATCGCCGCCAGTTCGGGCTGGTTGCCATCCGATAGAGACAAGAGTTGGGTCGGGTCCC